AAGTGGGGTAAATCATTGGCAGTTGGACAGGCAATTATCAATACTTATGTAGGTGCATCCAAGGCAATTGCAGAGGGTGGAACGATAGGCCCTATATTGGCCGCTGGGGTTATTGCATCGGGGTTGGCACAGGTTAGACAAATTACTATGACTAAATTACCCGATCCTCCATCCGAGTTTGGTGGCGGTGGTGGTGGTGATGCATCTGCATCCGTACCCACTCCATCATTTGCCCCAAGTGTGGGAATCGTTGGCGGACAGATAGGTAACAATGCACAATTGGCACAGGCATTTGGTGGGGTTATGCGTAAACCAATTAAAGCCTATGCCGTTGGTCAGGATATGACATCACAACAATCATTGGATAGGCATATTTCACAAAATGCAACATTGGGTAAATAATTCGTTATAAAGATATGCAAAAGAAAGTAGTTAAAACTGAATTGGCATTGATTGACGATGCAAAAGCCATCGTAAATGAATTGACAAAACAAAGCGAGTCGTTAGGTGCTGAATCATTAGCAATATTGTCTGCAAAAAATAAACTTGCTGACAAAATTACCAAATTAAGGCAAAGTGTTGCACCTGCAAAACAAATTGTTAAAGAATACAATCAACAATTAAAAGATTTGGGAGTTAATGAACCAACAAGCATTGTTACATCTTTGTTAGTTGCTATTGAAAAAGCCGAAAAAACCGCATTGCAATTTGAAAAGGATTTTTTTAAATGAAGATAGTTGAATTAATATTGGATGAACAACAATTGGCTACGGGCATTGAGGCAATTAGCATTGTTGAATCACCCGCCATTGAATCCAATTTCATTGCGTTAAATTCACACAAGTTGGAGTTTAAAACAATGGATTCCGAAAAGCGTGTGTTGTTAGGTCCTGCATTAATTCCAAACAAGCCAATTTATCGCCATCAAGAATTGAATGGCAAAGAGGAGGAGTTCTACGTTTATTTTTCCAAGGCAACAATAGAAAAGGCATCACAATTATATATGATGCGTGGCAACCAAGCCAAAACCACCGTAGAGCATCAATTTGGTGTTGATGGTGCAATTGTGGTTGAAACGTGGTTAAAGGTGGATGAGGTCAATGATAAATCTGTTGCATACGGATTCAATGAACCTGTGGGAACATGGTTTGTTGCAATGAAAATTGTGAACGATGAGTTGTGGAATGATTTTGTTAAAACAGGCAAGGTTAAGGGATTCTCAATTGAGGGATTCTTTGCCGATAAATCAATTCCTACTCAAATGAGTAAAATGGATGATGATGAAATCAAACTTAATAAAATCATTGAAATCCTAAAAGAATACAAAATACAACAAACAATAAATTAATCGTATTAATAGTATGAGCAACGCAAAAGATACTTTAAATCGTGTACTTGATGTACTTGGTTTGAGTAAAGCCGAAGCAACCATTGAGGTTGAAATGGCTCAAAAGAAAACAATGGATGGCGAAGTGGTTTTAGATAGCGAAAATTTCGCAATTGGTGAACCTGTATTCATTGTAACCGAGGAAGGTAATATCCCAGTACCAATGGGTGAATACATCCTTGAAGACGGAATGAAAATCGAAACCGATGAAAAGGGGGTAATTGTTGAGGTGTCAACCGAAAAAGAAGAAGTTACCGAAGAGGTAGTTGAGGAAGTTGAAGCCAAAGACATGATTGAAAAGGAAGAAACAGGAATGATGGGTAAAGATTCAATGCCTAAAAAGGTTGTTAAATCTAAAACCGAAATGGAGGAATCTTATTTCTCTAAAATCGAAGCCCGTTTGTCTGCAATTGAATTAAGCAACGAATCGTTAAAGGCTGAAAACATCAAATTATCTGCTGAAAATGACGAATTAAAAAAGCAATTAGCGGAAACACCTGCACCCCATGCATCATTCAGCCCCGAAGCCGAAACCAAAACTGAATTGAAATTCAAGATTGGTGCAAAGCGTGAAGTGTCTATTAAGGACAGAGTATTTGATTCATTATTTTAAACATTAAAAACACACTAAATAAAAATGAGAAATAAATTTGCATTTAGCGGCCCAACTATTAACCCGAACACCTATGCAGGTTTGTTCGCAAATAAGTACATTGCGGCTGCCCTTTTGTCGGGTGATACCCTTGCAAAAGAATTAATCACCGTACACCCTAATGTGGCTTACAAAGAGGTTATCCGTAACTATCAAAATAGCATCGTAATTGCTGATGCAACTTGTGATTTTACCGATTCTTCATCTGTAACTTTGGGTGAATACGTTTTAACCACCGTTGAAAAGCAGGTTAACTTACAATTATGTAAGAACCAATTGCGTACTACTTGGGAAGCTGCACAGGCTGGATTCTCTGCATTTGAGAAATTACCTGCAACTTTCGAAGAATTCGCATTGGCACAAACCGCAGCCGAAGTAGCACAAGCCGTTGAATTAGGTATTTGGAAAACAAGCCTATTCTACAATGGTACTGCTGATGAGGGAATGGTTGGTTACCTATTGGATAACTCCGCTATCACAGTAACTGCAACTGGTGTTACAAGTGGTGCAAACGTTGTTGCCCGTTTACAGGCAATGTTGGATGCATCTCCAGCCGCTTTGTATGGCAAAGAGGGGTATCAGTTCTATGTAGGCCCTACCACAATGAAAGCTTACCAAGCCGCATTGTCAGCAGGTAACTACAATTTCCAATTCTATGTTGGTGAGAAGCCAATGAATTTCCAAGGTATTCCTGTTACTATGTGTCCAGGACTTAACGATTCTGATTGTGTATTGGGATTGAAATCAGACCTACACTTTGGTACAGGTTTATTGAGTGATTACAACGAAGTGAAATTTATCGACATGAGCGATATTGATGGTTCACAGAACGTGCGTATCATCATGCGTTTCACAGGTGGTTTGATTGCTACTAACCCAACTCAACAAGTTGTTTTAAATATTTCTTAATTCATTAGGAAATAGAGATTGAATAATGGGGGAGGGAAACACAAGCCCCTCCCCTTTTTTTTAAACACAAATAAATAAAAATAGAAATGTCTTGTAATACATTAGCTAATAGATACGAACCATGTAAACAATTCGTGGGTGGTATTCGTGGTGCATTTTTTGTGCCCTATGTTTTTTCAAACGTAGTAACCAAAGATGCAAGTGGATTGGTAACATCAATCAACAATGGTGCGAGTCCTACTCCTGTAAATGTTACAGGTTGGTTTTGGGAATTAAAAGGTTTATCAACCTTGGAAGTTGCCCCAACCGTTTCCCGTGATAACGGTAATACCATGTACACACAAACCTTTACCCTATCTTTTAAACCAAGTGGAGTAACTCCCAATGCTGGTGATTTAGATATGGACACCATCCAAACTTTAAACCAAGGTCGTTGGAGAATTATCCTTTGGGATAGAAATGACCAATTTTGGTTATTGGGTGAAGATGAGGGATGTGATTCAACTGGTGGTTCTTTATCTTGGGGAACACAGATGGGTGATGCACGATTAAATACCCTTACCTTTGTTGGTAGTGAAAAGGCAGCCCCTACACCCGTAGATGCTGAAACCTATTCAGAGGTATTGACAGTAATCACCGTACCCGCTTAATCTCAATTAAGGTTTTCATATTTGAATGGTTAGACCCTCACCGATTGGTGGGGGTTTTTCTTTATAATGGAACGATAATTTAATTTTGCGTTTATTATTTAGATGGTTATCAATTTACAAAGTACCATAATTGAATTTTACCCATTCATTGAATTCAATGGGATAGCAAGTGTATCTGTGCAGGTATGGCATAAGAATACCAAAATTATGGTATCAGGTACAAGCAATGTATTAATTGAAGGCACACGGGTTACATTAGATTTACCATCATTGACAAATATTGCAGATGTTGCACATAATTTAGATAATTGTTTAATTCGTGTATATTATCAAGATGCAATAATGTGGGAGTATTTGGCAACGTGGTCGGATGAATCCACAAACATCAACAAGACATTTAAGAACTGGGATACAACAAGTAATATAAGCCCCGAATGGATAACATTATAAAACAGAATTTTTCGTTTATGCAATTTGCATCCTACACCGCACCTGCGATTGTAGAGCATAAGAATAAACATTGGGTTGAATACGGAGAGGATAACGATTATTATCAGTATTTAATTGATTTGTATCTTGGTTCACCAACCAACAATGCCGCCATTAAAGGTATTTCAGATTTGGTGTATGGATTAGGTTTGGAGGTTGTAAAATCAGATAGGAATTTAAAGGGGTATATTGAATTTAAAAAGCTTATTAAACCCGATTGTATCCGTGCCGTTACATTGGATTTAAAAATGTTAGGGCAGTATGCTTTTCATTGTGTGAAATCCAAGGACAAGAAATCCTATGTAAAGGTATCTCATTGGCCTATTCAAACCCTACGCCCTGAACGATGCAACGATAAAGGTGAAATTGAGGGATGGTATTTCTGTGCCGATTGGGCAAAGTTGAAACGTGGTCAACAACCTAAACGATTTGCGTCATTCGGATTTGATGAGAATGAGAATGAATGCATATTGGTGGTTAAACCCTATTCAACAGGATCGTACTACTTTGCACCCGTAGATTATCAGGGTGGTACACAATGGGCAGATTTAGAATGTGAGATTAGCAACTACCATATTAATAACATCAAAAATGGTTTAGCACCATCGATGTTGATT